ACCCATAATGTCAAGTGTTTTTTCAATATTTTGTGAACTATCTTGAAAATAATCACATAATATGTCCATAGCCCAACTCTCTATCTTTGATTTCTTCTTAGATTTTGTATATCTGAGAAATGTTCTGCTCTTAGGAATTACATTGGTGTAGAATTGATAAACTGATTTAGGTTCTAACTCCCAGTATCTTTGGATTTCATTTACAACTTCAATCCACTCTGGTTTCATTGATAGAAATCTATGCACCATATAATTTGACCAAGTCTTTTTATCAGCATCAGAAATATCGTCCCAATAATTTGGGTTCTGTGAATTTGTAATTTCTTTTATATGGTCAAATAGTGATTTTGTTTTCATTGTGAATAACCTTAGATACTAATAAATAGTATGCTCCTTTTGTAAAATGTATTTTTTTTAATACTGATTTGTCATTTCTGTTCTTGGAAATGAAACTTTGTGTTTTTTATAATCTATACTATCTTGATATAGTTCATCAACCTCATTAGAGTATTTGTATTTACTGACATTATCTTTAATGTTGATTGTATTTCTTGCCACTAAATCTAAATTATCTGTATCATCAAACAATTGTTTATCAGTTTTTCCAATTTTAAATCCATACTCAACATCAAGTTCAAAATCATTACCATTAGATTTGAGTGAGAAATTACAATTGAAGTGTGAATCTTTTAAGTTGTATCCTTTGTAATTGTCTCTGATGATAAAATTAATATTTGATTTATTAGATATATTAACCAATACCCAAGCAAAACCTTTAATCGTTTTTATAACTTCGTTCTCAATGGTATCAACCATATTGTTTTGTTCTGTTGATAGTAAAAATTCATTTGTAAATATACTATCATCTTTATCTTTTTTCAATTCTACTTCAACCTGATTAACTTGTAGTGCGTTTTCTCTAATTCTTGCCCTATAATATGGTGGTTTTCCACCCTTTTCTTTTGGTGTCGCGTATGAAAAATCATCTCCGATTAAATCCTCACCCTCTTTTGTAAAATTAAAAGCTTTTAATAATGTTTCAATTAAGAAAGCTCTTAAGTGTCTAATCATTAGTATATTTTTGTAATCATTTGAAGTCCAAGAGTTTAGTATGGTTTTTTCTTTCGATACATCAAACTCATCTTTATAAACATCTAAAGGTGTGTGGTCTAAAATGTCTGTTGATTGCATTAAATTTAATAGTCCGTTATTGATGAAGTATTTGTGATTATCATACAAAAATTTTAGTTGTAGCATAAAGTCCATATGGTTTTCTTTTGGATAACCTGGTATCCAATTTGCATTATAAAAAACATTACTTTCGTATGCTGATTTTAGAAAATGACTTACATCATCAGAAGTTTGTCCTTTTTCCATCAATGCTAGTATCTTATTCACTCCGTTTTCACAACCAACATTCATATAATTTAATCCGACATTAACTGCTCGTGTTAATAATTCTCCGTCTAACTTCTTATGTGTCCTGAAATGTCCACCCCAATACATTTTTGGTATGTTTCCATTATCTGTTTCTTCTTGCAACTTATCTACAAATTTTTTAAAATTAGGCATTGAACCATTAATTAATGAATCAGTAAACCAAAAGTTATTAATACCAGTCTGTTCTTCTAGTCCTTTCATTTCGTCAACGATTTTTTCATTGTTTTTGTATCGGTATAATCTAGTTTCACTACAAAATGTGCATTTAAAAGTGCAACCCCTTGAAGTTTGCATAGGTAATGTAACCTCTAAATCAAATAACTCTGCAAGTTTTTTATAATCATCAATAACACTTTTGTCCCAACTTGGTGTTTCTAATTCATTAAGGTTTTGTGGTAATAATCCACCATTAAATACTGGTGTTCTACCACTACGACCTTTTTTCAACACCGTAGGAAAACTTGGTGATATTTTATCCCAACGATAAATACCTCTAATGTTTTCATAGTGTCCGTCTTCAAGATATTTATTTACTAAGTCAGATATAATTCTTTCTCCGTCATTAGAACCACAAGCGATATCAACAAACTCTCTATAATTATCTTTCTCAACTAATCCACCACACTCCGAATACCAAGAGTAAGGACCACCATACCAAATTTGTATCTTTGGATTCATTTGCTTTACATATCTGGCAATATAGTCTGTTGTGATAATGTTTGATGTGTAGGTAGTGAATGCCACAATATCATATGTTGAAAGAATTTCAATATACTCGTGCCACAAATCTTTAAAATAAGGTAGTATTTCTGTTTGAAAGTTTGTTTCTGAATTCCAAGGTTTATCATTACCCCAATCCCAAAACTTTTCTATGTTCTTTTCTTTCGTATAGATTGATGATAAGATATTTAAATCTATTTGGTCTACAACGACATCTTTATTGTTGATGTGTGATTTTAGACTACCTATCGCAAATGAAGGTGTTTGAACTGACCATTGTGGACAAATACATAATGCTAGTTTCATACAAAACAATCTCCTAGCATCCAAGTTATTAATGAGTATCGTCTACCTTTTGTGATTGGTGTAATTCTGTGTGATAAGAAAGCTGGAAAGATTGTAATACTTCCTCGTGTTCTTGGTGCGGTGTAATTATTTTTTCCTGATTTATCTGTGATACCAAATTCTAAATTCCCACCCTCATATTTTGTTTCGTCTGATAGTTGAACGATAGCGGTTAGTTTTCTTAATGAAGTTTCCCTTGACCCACAATCAGTATGCCATTTGTATTTACCACCATTTTCATATCTGAGTATTTTTACTTTTTCCATTTCTTGTATATTGTATTTCCAAATAGATTGATTAGACAATTCAAATACCATTTGTAGTTTGTCTTTTAATTGTTTGTTATTAATCGTAACCTCTTTGTTATCACGAACTTCTTTGTTTAAAATGTTCTCATCATAATTACCGGCAAGTTCTGACTCAGTTGGTTCTCCTGTTTCTAAGTATCTCATTAGTTTCTGGCATTGACTAACTGATAAAAAGTTCTCTCTATGAACTACAAACTTAAATGTGTCGTTTTGTATCATACAAATGTGTCCCCTACCGCCCAAGCAACACAAGAATATCGTTCACCTTTTGTTATCTCGGTGATTTGGTGTCCTGCAAATGCTGGGTGAATTATTAATCTACCTGGTTTTTGTTCTATGGTTTTTCCGTCAAACAATTTGAACTCACCACCCTCGTAATCATCGTTTAATGAAACGATACAAGTTAATTTTAATGAACTAAATTGGTCTATTGGATAAAAGTCTGAGTGTGGATTATACCAATCTCCAACATCATACTTATGACATTGTATTCTATTTCTATAAATACCCTTGATGTCATATTTGTAGTGGACTTGGTTTGCTACTGATATCACTTCCCAAAATTTATCTAAGTATTTTTGTTCATTATTTTTATTGATGTTTAATAAACAAATACTATCTTCTTTCTCATAGTATTTTGTTTTCTTTCTTTCAGAATTTTTATTTACTTTGTCAATGATATAGTCGCACTCCTCTTTTGTAAAGAAGTCATCTTTTGTTATTACCCATTTGAAATTATTATTTAATTTCAAAGATTCCATATCTATTGGTTTATACATTTTTATCCTATTTGAAGTGGTCTCCGATAAATAATTCTTGAATTACATATCGTTTACCTTTGCTGACTGGAACAACATTATGACATAGGAATGCGGGAAAGAAAGTTAATGAACCTTTTAATTTGTTCATTGAATACCATTCTTTTGTGTCTTTGTCTTGGATACCAAATTGAACATCTCCACCCTCATATTCACTCGGGTCCGTTAATTGAATTATCCCTACTAATTTTCTTACTGAACAAGTTCCTGCATTAAAGTCTGTGTGCCAACCATAGAAACCACCCTTTGTGTATTCTATTAATTTTAATTCATTATCACACCCGTCAATATCAAAATGAAATACTTTATCATTTACGATATTGGCCATTTGAAACATTTTGTCCTGTAACCATTTCCAATCTTTGTTTGGTTTTGTTGGTCTGAATTGGTTTTCTTCTTGTTCACATAAATACCACTCATTAGTTTTTCTAATTTCTGGTATGACTGCATTTTTTCCTTGTTCATCTCCAACACAACCAATCACATCTTGTTCTGATTCCATAATGTCTTTTAATAATTCATCACATTTTTCTGGTGATAAAAAGTTTGGAATTTGAACTGAATATAAAAAGTCGTTATTCTGTTTCTGACTCATCTGATACTAAAACCCTATTCGCAAAATAATTTTTGCCGTTATTTGTTCTGTTAATGTTGTATGTTTCTACAAGTCCGTCAATTTTTTCAACATTAACTACTTTAATTTTGTTTAACTCATCATTTAAAACTTCATCACCGACCTCTAATGTTCTGTAATCTGAATCTATGTATGAATCACTCGCAACATAAAATGGGTGGTCATCTGTGGCTATAATTTCAGTATTGTCATCAAACTTATATTTTACTAAATTATCGTGTAGAATTTTTACAACCTCTAAAACTATCGAGTCTTGTAATTTACCACTCTCTACATCATAGGTTTTTATTTTTGAACCTAATTCAATGTGTTTAATTTTATGATAAGTTCCGTCTGATAATGTAATCATTGTATCACCTGTAAAACATTTACCTGGTGGAATATTATGGACCAATATGTCTGATGTAAAGTATGTATCAATATCCTCTACATCTAATGAATAAAATGTTTCCTCTTGTGCGACTTCTGTTTTTGATGTAATCTCAACCTCGTTTCCGTCCTTATCAAAAAGATAATCTCCAACTGAAATATTTGTAGGTTTTACCCAACTCCAAGTATCACTTTGTTTTACAAAGTATCTCGCACCTTTCATCATAGATTGTTTCATAACCGGAACTTTTATACTACCATTAAGTAAATAGTATCCGTAATAGTCCTCTTGATAAGTTCTCACAACAACTGAACCTGATGCTGTTGAACCACTCAAATCTGTCGTGGAATAACTTAACCAATCCTCAAAGAAAAATTCATCTGGCATACCAACTGGTAGATAAGATTTTACAACATCACCTACTTGGACATCTTGAACTTGTTTTTGAGAGTCATCAAACATTCTAATATTACTACCACTCGGTGTTGAATATAATAGAGCGTTCTGCATATGATACCTGTCTCCACTCAATACAAACTTAGGTGCCATTGAAACATCTAACTTATCTTTTTTCTTAACCAGTATTTGTCTATCTGGTGTCATTAAATATTCATACTTCGGTGATTTTAAATATCCTTGTGTTCCTACAGTTGAACCACTCGGAACAATGTAAGTTTCAATTAATGAACCACTACTGACTGCATTTTGATAAGTAGGATTTTCTGCGATATACTTGTGAAACAATATACTATTATCATAAGAAGTTCCGTCATTATCCGGATTTTTAATCACAAAATCTGGGTGATATGCATTTGAGTCTGAAAAAGAACCTGTATCAAATATTGGAATTAAACTTGAACTTACTGGTGAACTTGAAAGTATAGTTCTAAATGGTGTTTTATTAAACGAACCACTAACTATTTCTAATAAATTATCATCACTAAACCAAGGTGTTTGCATCCACAAATGGAACTTGTCTAAATGGTCTGTGTTTCCTCTTTGGGCGAAATATGTTAGTGAAGTGTTTTCAGCATACTCAAAATTTACTGAAATATTATGTCTAGCGAAACTTGCACTAATTATTGGTTCTTGAAATGATGAAGGATTTTGTTTTACAACATCATCTTGACCATAAATATATGCAGTTGTACAACCTTTTTCATTTGCATAATCTGCTATCAGATTAAATGACGCTGTTTGTTCATTATAAGAACCATACATACCACAAGCGGTATTCATTTCATTTAGATAAATATTATCTGTGGTTTCTTGTTTAATATAATCAACACCTGCAAAGATTGCGGTATTAGTATTTGCTGGCCAACCACCAGCACTTCCCGTAATATAATTTAAATAACTTTCTATTGTTGTTTGAACTGACATAATTTTCTCCTAAGAATAAATATCTACTTAGTCCATTTTCGTAAATATTTTCTCTTTCAATACTGATTTTGCGGGTTCGTTCCAATCATCTATAAACATCATAGCTGTTTTATGTCCTTGTTGGACTAATTCATTACAACGAATCCATATTAAATCTAAATTTAAACCCTTTCCTCTATGTTCTGGAAACACATATTTTTGACATAACATTGGATATTCTCTATTCCAATCAATAAATGCCCAACCACCCTCAACTATATAAAATGACCAATTGTTTTGTAGTCTATGTTTTAAATCAGATATATTCCACTCTTCCCAATCTTTACCAAATGAGTCTTTGAATTCATTCAACTCTCTTAAAATATCTAATTGAACCTCGTTCCATTTCATTTGTTCCCAATCATTAAACTCTTGATACGCTGGAACTTCTCGTGGTTCGTAATTATTTAAATCTATCTTGTAATACATTTTTTAATCTATCCGCATATTGTTTATGTGCTTTTGGACCCGGGTGTAGTCCGTCTTCTGTATGGTCTATACACTCGAACACTACATCAAATTTGTCTCTTGGTAAATCCATATCCCAAGTTCCCCAAATGATTTTATCCCGACCTACAAATCTGTTTAGTAACTCATAGTTATGTAAAAAATTAAAGTAGTGATTGTATTCATTTATATCGGTTTGTTCCTTTACTTGCCAAGACCTCAATAGAACACCAGTATCATCAAACCAAGTTCGTCTGAAAAAGTGTGGGACCGTAATGATAAATATTTGTCGTCTTGATTCTGGTATGTAAACTTCTGATAATGTTTTGACTGCGAAATCTAAACCTGTTCCACCTGCTCCGTAATTATGAACTGCTGTGTTTTCATCTCCGAGTAAATGAGTAAAGGTTTGAGTTTGTGGTATATCCCAACCATAAGTCCAACTACAACCAAAGGTATAGATTTGTCGTCCCACATTTTCATCATTGTAGATTGGGTCGTGTTGTCGTCCACCCTCAAATTTACCCATATTGTTTTGATAAATATTAAGAGCTTGATGATGATTATAAACATATTCACCTCGTTCATTGGAATATATTGTATTACCCTCGTCATCAATGTGTTGATAAAGTTTTAATCCGTGTTCACCTTTTGGAAAATTATTTTCAGTTTGTTCTTTCAAAACTACTCTATAATTTTCGTTGTAGAATTTATCTACATTATAGTGGACTCTATTAATCTGCTTTTTGCTCACTATACCAACCACTCTCTCTCATAATGTCTTTGATTTTCTCAGCATATTTTTTGTGAGATTTTGGACCTGGGTGTCTACCTGCTAAATCGTGTAAGTCAAAATAAATGTCTATCATATCCGCTGGTATCTCATCGTCCCAAGTTCCCCATATGATTTTATCTCTACCGATTAAACGATTTAGAATTTCGTAGTGATGATATAAGTATAGAAAGTGATTATACTCATTTTGTTCTGCAGCTTTTGGTTTATCCCAACACCTACGAGCCAATCCATTGTCTTCGAAATGCATTCTTCTAAAACTATGTGGAATAGTAATAACATAAATAAAGTTTTGATTTTCTTTGTGGTTGAAATCACGATATACTTCTGTTATTTTCTTCACGGTATAATCTAAACCAGTCTTACCAGCTCCATAGTTCCATACTGAAGTGAATTCATCTCCTAATAAGTGTGGAAATGCTTCCTCTTGTTCAACATCCCAACCATAAGTCCAACTATCACCAAAACAATGTATTTGTAATGGTGCGTCTTTATCATTATATTTTGGGTCCTCAACTCTGCTTCCTTGTAGATAGTAAGCTTTTGTTAAGTCAACTTTAACTGGTCTTAAATCATCATTAGTTAATGAAAATCTATGGTCAATACCCTCTGGAACATTACCATTTTTATCTGCGTGCATAACTCTAATGTTTTCATTATAATATAAATCAACATACTTAACGGTCATTTCATTATATAATGTATCAGCACTTGTAATACCACTTTGTTTACTTGAAGGTGGTTTCCAACCAACACTTGACATCAGTTTATTAAGTAATCCCATTTTACTCTCCTATATCTGTCATATTCTTCGGAATAGTTCCACAATTCCCACAACTAAATACCTGCATTGGAACGATAGCTTCTTTACCTGTTGGCGACATCAAGGCAGATATTTTCTTCAAGAAAAATGCCTGTATGAAAGATGCGTTTCCACACTCCTCACATTGAATAGTATCTGCTTTTGAAATATCTATCTGAACTCCTGGTTGTTCTTGTTGTTTCATTTGATTGTCCCTATTATTTCTACAAACATAGCCATAATGTTTATTTCTTTGTCCACTACGACTGCGTCTGATTGTTGATATTTTGATAAAATCAATATACACTCTGCGATATGACCTGTCCCCCAATCATCAATCGTATCAAACATTAATCTAAACAAATCTGAAAAGTCTGATACTTTTGAGTCTGCTAATAATTGTCTGATGTTTTGAAATGATGATTTCTTATCTTGTGTTTTCAAGATTTCCAAGACTTTCGTTTTGTAATCGTTTTGTGTTATAGTGTTTTCATCAATTACTAATTTACCATTTACAACTTGTCTTTGAGAACCATTGATAACTCGTCTGATATCTGGATACCCACCATTTACAATGGTTGCTATATCTTTGACATCATACTCAATGTTTTCATTGTTCAAGATGTTTGCTAAATGTTGTGCGACTTGTTTTCTGTCTGGTGGAATTATCTGGAATGATTGACAACGACTTTGTATCGGGTCAATAATTCTCTCGACATAATTACAAGTCAATATAAAACGACAATTCTTAGAGAAAGTTTCCATAAGATTACGAAGTGCTGCTTGAGCGTTTGGTGTAATGTAATCACACTCGTCCAAGATTATGACTTTCATATCTTTGAAACCTAATGTTGATGCGAAGTTCTTGACTTTCTCACGAACAACATCTACACTATTCTCATCAGATGCGTTTATGTATAGATAATCACAATCGATATTACCAACTAATAATTTTGCTAGTGTGGTTTTACCTGTTCCGGCACGACCGAATAAGAGAAGGTGTGGTATATCTCCTGATTCAAGATACACCGACACCTTTGATTTTAAATGGTCGTTTCCGATATAATTATCGAGTGTGTTGGGTCTATACTTTTCTACCCAAAGTGAGTGTTTTAATGATTCCATTAATTAACTGCCTGTGTTGACACCAAGAAATATTCTGAATCGTAGTTATCGATTGAGAATTTAATTCTTGATAGTCCGGCTGAACTCACTTCTAATGTTGCACTTTCACAATCTTTATTTGCATTTAAGATTGATGCGAACATATTTGCATTGAAACTGATTGGTTCAATGTCTGCTTGTTTTGTAGTTTCTACTGGTATCGTTACACGATTAGATGCGATTGAAGCATAACCAATAACGATTTTAGTTTCTCCGTTTTCAGTCAAGATAGTAAAAGTTTCTGCTTCTGATAAAGCACCTTTACCACTAATAAATGTGTTGACGAAATATGGGTCTACCTTGATACCTAACTCAAATGAATCTGGTAGATTCTTAAGTGCTGGTGGTGTAGGTATAACCGATAAATCACTCAACATATATTTTGACTTTGTTTTTCTTTTTGTGTCTTCAAATTCCATTGAGATAAACTTATCACCTGACTCTGATAAATTTACTTCAATATCATCTCCTAATACTGACAACAACGAAGATAGTTGACCTGTATTATACACACCTAATTCACAAGGTGATAGATGATTGAACTTACTCAAAACCACACTACCTACAACTGACTTATCACCTGAGATAAATCTTGTAGACAATGAGCTTCCGTTTGAAGTCCACTTTGTTGATTTGATTTCTCCACCCAAAGTATATTTTGTGATGAAGTTTGTTAATTGCGATTTGTTCATAACCATTTTCTCCTATTATTTTTCAATTATAAATATCATTTATTGTTCTTAAAACTTAAATTATTTTTTAAAAAAACCTGTTCATTGATGTTGTGACATCTTCTACTCCACCCCAGTTTAATGCTTTGTAAAACATACCGACTTTCTTTGACATCGCTTGTTCATACATTTTGTTGTGGTCAATGTAGTTTTTAATCATTTCTAAAACTTGTGGTGGGTCCTCATATCCTTTGTAAGCTATGGTATCAAATCCAAACTCATTTTCTTTTAGATACACCCACTTGATTTTGTTTCCGTTAGTAATTTTAGAATATTTTTTACCCTCATACCAATAATCAATCAAAGAATTGTAATTGATTGCAGATTTAACGTGGACCGGTGTTCCTTTTTTGTATGAACTAAATACACTCTCTGCGTCTTTCACTTGATACTTTCCGATACCTTTTACACCGATTGGATTTGCCATAACATCATAATGTAATGAAGTCATATTTCTTTTGAATATTGATATTCTTTCATCAATCTTTTCTTTCGGAACATCTGCTAAGATATCATCTAATACTTTTTGTAGTAGGTCTTTCATAGCAACTGCAAAATTACTTCTAATGGTATCCAACCCTTTTACATGCGTTTTGTTTACTTTTCTACCCGCATCATTAATAATTCTCAACCCATATCTTTTCTTTGTAATGAATAATCCTGTTTTTGCTACTACCTCTTGTTTAATATCAAATACATGCTCATCTACATTACAAAACTTTTTACCAAAGTAATCATAGGATTTATTTAAAAAGTCCTGAACTTCTGCACAAATTTCCATAATTCTTTGTGTCATCATAGTTTCTGTCAATTCTTGATTTGGAAATCTTTTTTGAACTAATGGAACCGCCGACGCAAAGATAGAGTCTGTATCAATATAGATAACATAGTCATCGGCTGTCCCAAGTTCACTATTATAAAAATGATTTGTAATCTTTTTACTAAATTTAATTAGTGATTGACCTGTCGTTGTGGTTGCTTCTGCATTATCCAAGTCATAAAATCTAAATACTGGTAGTCCTAATACACCATACAATGAGTTCAATACAATCTTTTGAATGTGTTGTCGTCTGTCAAAGTATTGTTCTTTTACTTTGTCTCCTTCTTCGTGAAACTTCTTGACAAGTTTTCTCATCTCAACTCTTTCATTAAACCACTTCTCTAACAATGCAGGTATTAGTCCTTGTTTATCTGTTCGATATATAATACCATTAGAACTAATAGATACGGTTGCTTCATCAAGGTATTGTTGTAGTTCTTGTTTAGTCATCTTACCCATTTCCTTACCTTTTTTATTCAACATAGTGTAAGTTTTTTCGGTAGACTTATTAATAAATTCTTCCTCGTTCCAACCCATTACTTTACCGATTTTAGTTTCCGGTGAAATATTTAGAGAACGAATCACACTTGGATACATTGATGTAATGTCCAAGTCATAGACCCATTTGTGTTTTCCTGCTTGTGGTTCTTGAACATAAGCACCTGTAAATTTATCATCATTTAACTTTCTTGGTCTTGGTGGTTTATTAGGTGCAACCACACCAAGTTTTTTTAAATAAACTAATATAGCACCCTCTAACCAACGACTTGACATATTGATATCTTCATAAGGAACATGCCCTAAGTGAGCAATACCTCTGGCAATTTCTATAAAATCTAATTTCTTATCCAACTCAACCAATATCTTTACATCTCGAATATTGTAATCAATAAATGTCTGTAAATCATTATCGTATAAATCATTAAGAGTTCCTGTATAATCAACCTTTTTCATACCGACTTCTACTTCTCCGATATAATCTAATCGATAACTTGATTGTTGAGTAAATGTAAATTGTCTATATAGTTGTAAATAATCTAATGATGAAACACCAGCGATTGTGTGTTTCTTTTTGTATTCTGAATATAATACTTGTGAAATCGGTGATAAAAGGTTTGCTACCTCTGGTCCTAACACTCTTACCGCTCTATTGTATAGATAAGGTATATCAAAGAACTCCGAGTTCCAACCACTAATAATCGTAGGTCTGATTTCTAAATACTTTTGGAAAAACTGATTTAACATCTCGTATTCAGTTTCGTATATTTCTACAACTTGGTCATCTTTGGTATAACTTTTTAATCTTTTATTTGGGTCAAATACATAAGTGAAATATTTTTCTGTTGTGGAATCATATAATGCGATTGATGTGATTGGATTCTGTGCTTTCTGAACATCTGGAAATCCCTCAGTTACCTCTACCTCAATGTCAAAGAACATAATTCTATGTCCGGTGGATGCCTCATCACTATCTCCGTATTGGTCCACTAAAAATCTTGTTGTTGGTGGAACATCTGACTCGTGAAGTGTTGGGTCATCTTTGTCAAATTGTGTAACTTTCTTTAATCTATCTCCATAAAGAGAAACGTGTTGTCCACTTGGATGCTTAACATAAGCATATTTTCTGAATGGGATTTCTAAATGCCCTTTAGTATCGTCCCAAATATGCATTTTCATTTTTTTGATGTCTAAGAAAATATTTTGATACATAACTCTATTAATAAGTATAAGGTTTTAGTTTGTAAATGTAATTTATTTTGTGTAGGGGCGACATTTCTGCCGCCCCTTATAATTAGAAGTTGATTGTCAAACCAATGTTTGCGTATCTTGGTGTTCCCAAGAATACTTCTGCGTTATG